TAACCACTGTAGCTTCACGGGTACCTGCGCCACTTGTATAAACAATTTTAGTTCCGATTGCTAGTTCCATCTTGGACTCCTGTTTTGTTACGCTATGTATCTATTATAGCAAAGAGTCCAATTTGTGTCAATTATTCAATTACTGTGATATAATCTTTGTGTGCTTTAGTAACGCTACGAATAACGTGATTTTGTCGTATATCATCCTGTGGAGTTGTTCCTGGTGCAATTTTACCTATGCCCATGAACACAGAGTTTGCTGACAAAGGATACGAATTAGCTTCATCGCCTTCAAAGATAATTTTCTCTGCGTCTTTTCGTTCATAGCAAATACAAAATGATGTGTGGTATCCGGCTTTGACTGCGGCCATGCCAATTTGACCATATGTTTTGCCAACAATATATCCACCGTATTGTTCATCTGTATGTGTAGATAACATGATCAGCAATGGTGCAAGCAATTGACTATTTTTACGTCTTTTATATGTTACACCCTGATCAACTTGATTTGGTACATCGCTGACTTGGAATATTCTTTCAATTATATCTTTGTCTTCTATCAATTTAATTATTCTAAATTCATCTTTATTGGCTTCGATTATTTCATTAATTTTAGCTTTAAGGTCGTCGTCGATGGGTGTCATTTGATCAAATGAACGTGTAGTATGACTGAATTGTTCGTGTTGTTTTAATGTAGTCATAATAATGTTACCTTTGCAATTAAATGGCCTTCTTCGAATTTTTCATCCATGGAATATTTGATGTCCTGATCTTTTAGCCATTCTTCGAGACAACTAACTGCCATACCTGCGTGAAATGTTGCTTCAGCAAGGACGATGTGCGTTGGCTGAACTCCGCTTCGACTTTCTAAAAACATACTAGACGAAGTAGTAAGTCTTAGAGACTTTTCCGGTACATTTAATTGTACTGTAAAATAAATTTGTGCTTGTCTGGCTGGACTTAAATGTATTATGTCTGCCATTTGCAATAATGTTTCTTTCATATATTATCCTAATGTAGTATCTTCCATGCCAGCGACTCTGAGTTTAGTGATATTATTGATTTGAAACTGCTTGCTATCAATGGCTTTCATTAATCCCAAATATTTGTTACGCACCATGGCAAACTCATTTATAAGTAATTGCCAATTGTAAACTTCTGCGTCACCGTCAACATATCGTTCTGCGTCACGACTTGTCAATGCTCTATTGTAATTCTCTGTAAACTTACGAAAGCTTTCGCTTCGCTTTTTCCTTAGTTGAATACTAAGATACTCTAATATTGCTTCTATCTCTTGTAATTGGTTGAACCTATGCTCAACAATGCCGGGCATAAGTCTGCTATTCATTTCCAAATTACCTTTGAGGCTAGTTTCTATCCTAGCATCCTGTAATTCGGATTCGAAATATGAAATAGCATCAGGCAACGTGGTAATGTCGCCTGATACTTGTCTATACCAATTACTCATTCGTCGTCGTAGTCTGAATCGTAATTATCTTCTTCGTAGTCGTCATCTTCATCAATGATGTCGTTGTCTGTATACAAATCTTTAATTACTGTATCCAATGTGCTGTCGTTACCAAGAAGTTCTTCTGCCACACTATCCATGTCGTAGTGATTTTCTAAACTACGCAAGAATGCGCTTGCGGCATCATAACGCTCTTTTTTGTCAATATAAGTTTTGACACTGGTCCACGTGTCAACAATCAAATTAACTTCTTCATCATGCAACATCTTCTTCCTCCGTGATTGCTGTATCTGCTGTATTTACTCCGGCAGTCAAATCACGAAGCATAATGTCTGCCATTACTTTATCCAATAACTCGTTGGTCCAGCCTTTACGCATTGCTTTAAAGACTTCGCCATCTTTAGTTGTATAAAGATAACTGTTACCTTCACGCTTTAAGCTACCGCGTTCTTCCAACAAGTCAAACAATCCACTGTAAGGGCTCATACCTGTTGAGTATGGAATTTGTACGTGAACTGATTCAAAAGGTTTAGCATAACGAGTTTTCATAATCTTACAACTAGCACGAATACCGTTAACTGTTGTAGTCTTGTTGCCTTCTTCGTCTAGCTTCAACTTCAACTTACGCATAGCAACAACAATAGAGCTAGCGTAGATAAAGCCTTGACCGCCACTGATTTTATCATCTGGATCAAACATGTCCTGACTTGCGTATGTGTGATTAGTAGCAACCATACCAATGTTTAGATTACCAAACATATTAACACAGTTACGAACCAATGCTGTTAGTGCCTTAGGCTTACGACCCATGTCACCTTTTAAGTCACCTGCTTCAAACTGATTAACGTCTGTAGGTGTCAACAGCATACCTAAACTGTCAATAACAAACAATACCTTGGGACGTTGGTCTTCTGCCATTGCTCTATATTCAGAAACAAATTCTGTAATAGTCTTTGCTACGTCATCGATCATAGCCATGTTAAGTTTGAGTAACTTGTCTTCGCCGGTGTCTACACCAAGTGCGTGTAACCACGCTTCATCGAGTGCGTTTTCACTGTCAATAAGCACAACATAAATGCCTTGCTCTTGTGCGTGGCGGATCAAGTTACCTGAACAGATATAACTTTTACCTGCGCCAGACTCACCAGCAAACACAGTAACCTTACCCATTGGTACGCCTTTGAAAAAGTCGCCACTAATCAAATAGTTTAGTGTATAGTTGCCTGTGCTGATCCAATCAGTTGGATCGTTAAAGCCAATACTAAGGCCGTCGATGCTCTTAGTAATGCTTTTTCTAAATTTGGAAACGTCAAATGGTTTAGTCATTATTCACGCTCCATTTCACTGGCTTCTTTAATAAGCTCTGCTAGTTCGTCGATAGAACCTACAGTAATCTTAGCTGTCTTCCAATCGTCGTTGCTGTCTCGTCCGCCGATTTCAAGCATATAGCCGTTGTCGTACATATTGATAGTAAATGAATCATTTACTTTAGCCAGCTTGTCGCTGATTTTCTTTACTGTTATTTTTTTAGTTGCCATTGTTTTCTTCCTTTTGTTCTATTTTATATACTTCCAGCATCCTTGTCAATGGTTCCATTTTTTCTTGAAAGACTTCTGGGCATTCTTTTGCAACACGATCCATATCCCATTTATTAGGGAAATGTCTAGCAATAGAATAAGCTTCACGTCTAACTTCTTTGGAAATCCTAGGATACTTTTTAGTATTGTGAGCAAGTTCTTGTAAGAATCTTTCTGCCCACATTACAGCACGATATCTTTCGTCTGGTAGTGTCATATCTGGATACTCTCTACTCTGTGATAATAAACGTTTCTTCCACATAGAAGAACCTGGGCGTACAATAACCATTTACCGGTTAGTTATCGCAGAGGCCCAAGCCGTATTATTTTTGCTGACGATTACGAATCATCGCAAGAATGTCGTTGACATTCTTTTTACCTTCGGGTGCAGCTGTTTCTTCAGCTACTTCAAAAGGTGCGTCATCTTCGTCATCTGCTACCACTGTAGGTTTAGCTACTGGTGCGGGACGAGCTGTTGGAGCAGGTGCTTTGAAACTTGCTTCTGCGGCATCAACATCTGCAGCAACACCTAAGTTACCAAGGTTTACGCCTGTTGGCTTAAAGTATTGACCCCAACGCTGTGGGTCATACAACTCGCCATCAACGCTGGCTTTGAACATATCATAGATGACGTCAACTTCTTCTTTAGTTGGCTTCTTAGGCATGAAGTCATTTAGATTGTAAAGACCAAATTTGGCAACTGCTTCAAGTTCAGTTTCGTTAAGGCCACGTTCTTTACGAGCAAAGCTAGAAGTGCTATAGTCTGCGTATTGACCTTTTGTTGTCTTTGTCAAACGGAAGTCTGTACCGTTTTCGTAGTCTGTGAATAGACTTTCCATGTCTGGATCCATCAATGCACCTTTAACAATGTTAAAGATACTTGGGTTGATAATCAATCGACGGATTGTATTCTCTGGCAATGTTTCTTCTGCCAAGCCGCTTTGTACAACAAAGCCTTGGAAGATATAAGATTTCTTCTTCCAGTACTTACGACCCAAGTCTTCCAAGCTCTTATCCTTGAACCAAGGACGAATCTCTGCGTGGATAGGACAAGTTTCTTTCCACATTTCCATACAAGGAACTGTAACAGTTACTCGTTTGCTTTCATCGCCGCCTTTAACGCCGGCAAATTCCAAACGAATCATTTGGCGTTCGCGCCATGGGAAAGTATTAGTGTCGTCACCGTCGGGTAGGAAACGAAGTACTGCTGTGCTGTTTTCTGGGATGTTCCAAAA